GAGCTATAAACTATGAAGTATCTTCTTAGTTCGTAGTCTTGGTAATGTCAATGTAAGAAGTCTTTGTTAAATGTTAGAGTTAATGCGTAATGCGTTAGGCGATAAGTTAAAGTTTGCTTCGTCTGCTTGTAGGTTGCCTGTATTTAGATTTAAATCACTTCCTTCGTCATTTACCAACGCTTCGGATACTACAAACGAAGCGAGGTTTGTATTTAAAAACCGAAACTGGTCATTGCTCTCGGCTGCACGATTGGCAATTTCTACAAAAAGGACTACTTGACCCGTCGTGTTGCTTTTAAACGCACCTTGTATAGGGCTAAGTGTGCCTGAACGGGTTCCACCGCCACCACTATTTACCCATATTTGTTCCATATACGCAATTGTATTGACTGTGCCATTGTCATATAGGACTTTTATGCGTGCCTCTATTTTGTCTCCACCTCTTCCAGCCACCTCATAAGTAAAATAAGCCGACGCGGATACCATAGAGTCGGTACCAAATTTAACAAAATAGGTTGCCTGAAAAATGTTTTTTATTTCTCCACGATTTACTATAGTATTGTTAATCACAATAGGCTTGTCGCTTTGATTATTATATATTTCCATATTGGTCAAATTCCGAGTGTCTCCAATCCCTACTCCGTTAAGCGCGCTATAGACAGCCCCGCTTGTGATTAAGTCGCCACTATTTTGTGTGACATTGGTGGTGCTATTGACATTCAATAACTTATTCGTTAAAGTTAGGTTAGAACCAATACTTAAGTCGGATGTGCTTAAATTCGAAGCATTTATGGTGGAGACATTTATTTCTGTAAAGTTTCCTATGGAAGGTAATACACCAGTAGACGATATAACATTTCCACAAATATCTATGTTGTTTCCCGCGGTTAATGTTTCTTGGACGTTGGGGGATGTTATATTTGTCGCGGTTATATTGCTGGCAGAGACATTCGTAGCAGACAGATCTACAAACGACTCTGAGAACGCGATTAACTGACTTACATTTAAAAAGGGTATAATATAGTCACTGGGTAGATTAAGTTCAGAGGCATTGATTTGTGAAACATTTAACGTATTTTGTGAGAAGATATTTGTCCTTAATTCTCCAATAGTTGCCGCGGCAATCGACGCGTTGGCTATAGAGACATTTCCGAAATTTAGATTTGTTCCTACATTTATGTTTTGATTTGGGATACTTCCCCCCATAGGAACAGAATACATATACAATACAAATATATTTTAAAATTTGACTTAAAACAATAACATAAGATATAATAAGATGCCTAAAATTCCGATAGATTATAGCAAAACGATTATATATAAGATTGTATGTAATGATTTGAATGTAAAGGACTGCTATGTAGGACATACTACAGATATGACAAAGCGTAAATGTGGTCATAAATCACGTTGTAATAATGAGAATGATAAAAAACACAATTTTAAAATATACAAAATTATTCGTGAAAACGGTGGCTGGGACAATTGGTCTATGCTTTTAGTAGAAAAGTTCCCTTGTAAAGACAGTTCTGACGCGTGTAAAAGGGAACGAGAAGTATATGAAGAATTAGACGCGAAAATGAATACGATTAGACCTTATTTAACACAAGAAGAAATCAAACAATATCATAAACAATATGACAAACAACATTACCAAGCAATCAAAGAATATAAAAAAGAATATAGCCAAGAATACAACCAAAAAAATAAAGATAAAATCAAAGAACGAGATAAACAAAAAATACAGTGCCAGTGTGGTAGTATTGTTTGTAGAGGAGATATAGCAAGGCACAATCGGACAAAAAAACATAATTTAATCATTGGATAATAACTTTTTATGTACCTCATTTATTACGAATAAGAGATGTGGATTGAATTTTTTTGACAAATTGCTAATCAGTTTTTCGTAGTCTGGCTCGACTAAACCATCCATAGACAAATCGATATTATCGGTGATAGTGATATAATCTTTGTAAAATTCATTCGCGTCTTCGTCTGATGAGGGGTGAGAGATTACTTTACACCCACAAGCCAAAGCTTTATGTATACGATGGGTGTCTAAAGGATTGTTCTCATAATAAGGAATATTTAAAACCACCTTACATTCGTGTAGAATTTTGGTTAAGGAGTCACTATTTTTATGCTTCCAATCAAAATCTATATAGAAGGTTAAATCTGGGTGCTTCTCCTGTAACTCTTTCAAAATTTTCTCGCGACGTTCGTTTTTTGAACCAATAAAACATACATCATATGGCCTATCTTTTGTCTCTAAATTAAATTTCATAAATTCAAAATAAAAATAAGAAAGAACCTTAATATCAAATGTTTCTTTCAAATAATTAGCAGATAATGTATTATAATCGCACACGACGTTACGTTTCATAAGGCTAATATAATATTTATTTTTCATAAATTGTGAATCGGGCTGCTCTGAGTTCATAATAATATATCCAAAGGTATTTCCGAGTCTATATTGTATTTCCAATAAATGGTGTGCCATTTCGTGCGAACCAAAGACCACATACAAATCTTTGGGCTGTGGATTAAACTCCTTTTCTAAAGACCAACCAAATTTTTTACTCATAACCACGGCATTTTCATTGAATATCGCGTGTCCGCTAATAATTTTAATTTGTGGTACGATTTCATTTTCAAGAGACATATATATTAATTATAAATATGTTTTTATACAAATTTAGGCGAATCATTCATTGGGCTTTTTCCCCGACGTGTTCTTGGTGGAGGAATCACTGGGATCCTTTGTGGAATAGAACGGGTCTGATTTAAATTGTCGGAGGATATAGAACGCCTAGTAAAACGGTCTAATGATGTTCCCCTGGGTCTCAGAGGTGGCCTTACTGGCAATGGCGGCGCTACTCGCCCTACGCGTGTAGGTTGTTCTTTTTTTTGTTTTGTTTCTTGTATTTCCTTAGCCCTAAAGTCGAGTTCCATAGTGGGTTCAATGTCTATAAAGTAGGCTGGTTCTTTTTCTGGAACAGGTTCAGTTATAGCAGCTTCAGGTGGTTTGGGTGGTAAAACCGATGATATAATTCCGCCTTGTTTTGCTATTTTAAACAAATCTTCGTCTGGTATTTTTTGTCTTTGTTTGCTTTCTTCAATGACTTCTTCCATTGAGGCTCTGGATCTTCTCGTATCCAATTGTTCCGTTTTCAATACATTTTCAAACCGCGAATCTCTGGGTGGTGGACTCGACAACCTTGCTTCCTCTTCTGCTTTCTGTCGTCTTATTATTTTTTTTTCGGATATACTGAGTCTACGTTCTGGCGCCTTTTTCGGTATTTCTTCTATGGTCTCAGGTATGTTAGGTGGCGGAGTTTCCTTGATATTTAACATATTAGAGAGACTTCTTTCTCTTGTGGGAAGTGATTCTAAAGGACGAATATTTGGGGGCGCATCTATACTAATTTCTTGTGGCCGAGATTGAGTCCGCAATACAGACTGTAAAAGTTCTATTGTGTCTTCCCCTTCTTCCGTAGCACGATTTAAAGATTCACCCCTAGCGTCTGGTGGCTCGGTCTTTAATATTTCTTGGTGTCTTGGATTATACGTTTTACTAAAAAAAGATTTACCAGGTATCATCGATTTTTTTGAAGGTTGAACGGGTTCTGGAATTGGCTTTAATGTAGCTTCGCTTAAATCAGGTAAGGGTTCATCCAACTTACTTCTTGCTGGTGGTGCTTTCTTTTGGGGTAATGATGTGCTTACAAAATCATTTTCGACGTTGTCAAAGTCTTTTGGACTACCCATAACACTTGATTGAACAGACCCAGTTGATTTGGCAGACCCACTTGATTGTAACGGCGGAGGAGCGCCGAACCCTTCCAAAGAATTAGGTTTTTGAAAATTAGAGGTAGGTGCTCTTGGAGGAAGTGGTGGGGGAGGTTCCTTATCTTTAATCATTGGTAGGGTTGGAACAGTTATATCTCTGAACGCCTGTTGTTGTGCTTTTAATATACCTGCCAACAAAGGAGTAATCCTATCGAAGTCTTGATTACTGGTCACAAACGTCGGAGCCAGTTGCGGAGGATAGGTCACGGGCAAAGCAGACCTACGACGAGATTTACTACGCTTTGTCGTATTAATATTTACAGTCACACTTTGCCTTTGTGATTGTGTCTTCGGCGTTTTTGCTTTTTTCTTGCGCTTCGGAGGCATATATATACCTTTAGATAATACATTAATTATTCATTTTATTTTCAATAAATATTTCGTCAAACTTTTTAAAATATTTAAACTTGTTGGTGTCCCGTAGAGACATATCAATCATAAAAAAACTAAATTTGTCGTCGTTTTCAAAAATGTAATCGATCACTTGTTGCCAGTATTTTTTGCTAAAAGGAAATACTTCGGAACATATGCTTTCCATTTCCAATTGGTTCTTCGGTCTGAAACTTACAAAGTGTGTCATATTATTTCTTATTCCAGAAGGTAAGTCTTTAAACTTTTGGACTAATATAAACACACTACAAAATAGATGCCTACGATTTTGTAGAAGACTAACCAGTTGCT